AAGTGCGACCTATATGTCCCTGCCGATGAACGAGGTGATGGCTTCGTCATTGACGTTAAGACAAAAGAATTCTCTGACCCCGCAAAGATCGAGGGCTACGATGAGCATCTGATGCAGTTGGCAGCGTACCGTGTAGGGCTTGGATGCCCCAAGGCACGCTGTGCAAACGTGTTTGTAAGCCGTAGCGTCCCCGGCCTCGTGGTGGTCAAGGAATGGTCATTAGAAGACCTCGACAGAGGTTGGCCGATGTTCTCCCACCTTCTATCCTTCTGGCAACTAAAGAACAAACACTCATGAAATACCTAACCGAAGAAACCATCAAGCAGATTTTTTTCTACTGCGATGTCCACGAACCCGACGCCTTGATTGCAGACGAGGTGGACATTGTGCAGTTTTCCAACAAGCTGCTTGCCTATGCCCATCCTCACTTAGCCAAAGCGGAGCATGAGCGTTGCGTTGCTATCGTGGCCGAACTGAACCCTGAAGTCGCCAAGGCTTTAGAAAGTCAGCGGCCATAAAAAAAGCCCCCAGAGGTGGGGGCTGAGTAGCAACTGCGTGCTGATAATACTCTACTGTGGTGGCCCAAGTTCAAAGGGCACGCCTACGTTACTCATGAGGCCTTGATACGAATCTTCTATCATCTTTTGAATGTAAGCACGCTTTGCAGGGTCTCGGTATGCGTCAAGAGCTTCTGCTCCTAGCATCATTGGAACCCCAGCGGGCGCTGTGTACGGGAACATGGACAATGCACCCCCAAGAGCGCCAACGCCTTTGGTTCCAACTTTGATGAGGTCACGTTGATCTTCGGGCTTCCTGTACTCGTGGGCACCTTCCGCTATGTCTAATCCAGCAGACAATCCAGCAAGCGGGGGGCCACCGTACTTGACTATGGTCTTTCCAACATCTAATGCGGTGGAAGCCAAAGGCTTAATCGTAGACTTAAACAAGTCGGTAACCGCATCCAGTCCTGCGGCAGCGCGTTGGCCTATCGTAGGCGGAGGAGGCGGTGCTAACGGCTTTGGCTTTGGAAGCTCTACCAAAACTCCTTGTGCTGGCGTCTCCCCTGATGCTCTCATCCTGCGAAGATCCAATGCATCTAACGCGGCTTCTTCTTTAGAAAGCGGCCCTTGCACTTTATAGGATGCTTTTGGACTGCCTTCGGGCGTCATCAAGCCGCCGTATTGCGGGTTTTCCACAAAAGTGCTGCTTGGGAAAAGTTGATTGATCCGATTTGTTGTGTCCCTGCGCCTTGACAGCAAGTCATGCACGCCACCTTCGTTTTTTGTGGTGTCCAACGCTCTAAGGGCTTCAATGTCAGTTAGGCCATGAACGGTTCCATAGTTAACAACAGCGCTTCCACGGCCAGTAGCTCTTTTAAGTCCATCTCCAGTAGCTTGAGGCGGGACAGTCTGCACATTGATAGGCTCTAGCCTGACCACGCTATTTGGCGGAGTAACATTTGGCGGCACGATTTTGTTAGCCTTGGCTGCTTTGTTTGCTTCATCTGCTGCTCTGGCTGCTATACGAGCCTCTTCTTCTACTTTTGCAATATCCGCCGCTTTGCGTATGTCTCTTTTATCTTTTGCGCCTAAAAGACCTTTTCCTGAAGCCACTAAAGAACCCGCAATGGTGCCAGAGCCGCCATAAAGAACACGCTCTGCTTTGCTGGCACCAGAAGCAACTGGTGGAGGGGCATTATCCTTTTCAGTCGTTTCCACTAAAACTGGTTTATTGGGGTCAACATTTGCTTTGCCTTCTGGTGCGCCCTCTGCTGTTGCGTCCTCTGTATTTGCGGCATCAGTAGCCGTCAATCCTTCGTATGTTCCATAGCTGCCAACATCCTCAACATATTGTTTAGCTTTTGGAGTCGGATCTCCACCATAGAACAAAGCGGCGTCAGTACCAGCAAAATAACCGTAAGCGGCCAACTGGGGTTTTTTTCCAGATTGATCCCAAGCCGTTTTTAAGTAAGCAATACCAGCCTTGATATTGCCATCTTCCGTCTTGATGTCGTCAAGACTATAGCCAACCATTTTTGCTGTGTCTGGCTTGATCTGCATACCGCCGATTGCTCCCGCATCGCTATTAGGCGAGTTGGGATTGAGCTTGCTTTCTTGGTAAGCAATTGCTATGGCAAGTTTTGGAGGTATACCAGCCTCTTTGGCTGCGTTGCCAACTTTGACGGCATAGGCAATTTGCGCTGGAGTGAGCTTGTCAAGGAATGATAGTTCGGCCATTACTTATCTCCTCCTACTAATTTTTTCAACGCGTCTTCGCTACTAATTTTTTTGTTTTCTTGTTTTTTCCCACCAGAAGCGGCAGCTTTTGCTTGGGCGGGTTTTGCGTCAGCAGCTTTGGCGGGATTGGAATACTTTAACTCGCCATTAATAATTTTTATTAAATCCTCGTTAAACTTATCCGATAGTTCTTTAACTTTTTTAGACCTATTGAAAGCAGACATATTCCCCTTCCAGTCATCCAGCATTTCTTCCAAATCTTCATGGTATTGGGCTTGCCGCTCAATCATGTCTGCTTTTGCTCGTACCGTTAGGCGAGTATCTTTGTCGGTCACCCCGGATTGGCCCATCAACGCTAAGTCGTAATTAGATGTGCTGCCTGAAAGCATTTTGCCTTTTGAAAGCTGCATTTGCGCAATCAACATACCCATTATCTGGGCCTTCTGCATCTCTTTAGGATCCAGATTAAGATTTCTTAAAATAGGCGCTAGATCTTGAATGCCAATGCTATATCCCGTAACACCAACTCCGCTTTGAGCAAGGTTAACAATTGCGGAAAATACGCTGTTGTCGCTAAAAGCGCCCAAAATTTTATCGGCTGATGGGTCTTCAGAAATTGCCCTAAATTGACGCGCAAAATTTTTGGCGGTTCTTCCAACATCTGCTTTTTTTCTGAGTTCGGCTTTGCGTTCAAGATCTTCTTTTTGTAAGGCTGCTCTTTCGTCCTCTTCCGTTTTTATTCTGGATGCGTTCTCTTTTAGCGCAAGCTCTCTATTAAAATCTAATTGAGCTTGATCACGTTTTAATTGGGCGTCAATTATTCCTTGACGGTCTTTTTGCGCAATGGCGTTACTTAATTCGCGCTCGGATTGTTGTAAAGCCTGAGCTTCTTTGCTCATAATTCCGCTTGAGGCGGTACTTCCGCTAAGAATAGCTCCCGCGCCTCCAGAAGAAGATGCGACAAAAGAAGGTGAGCCAGCAGCATTAAAAGAAAAACGGTTGGCAGAAAGTGCAGCAGCAGGTGCAGCAGCAGAGGTAGCAGCAGAGGTGGTAACGGGTGCAGCAACGATGGGAGCAGCGCGTGGGGCAAGTGCAGAGGGTTCGGCAGCAGCGGCAGGGGAAACAGCGGGTTTAACCTCAGACCCACCTTGTTCGCCACCTGTGTTAACAGGCGCAAGTGATTTAACCGGCTTATCGGAAGTTACTGGGGCACCAACAGTAGCGCCTGTTGAAGTTCTTCCTGACTCGTCTTTTACCCCAACAAATGCTTCAATTTGTTGTGGCGTAGCTGGGAAGTTATTTGTATATCCTGCCGCCGAGGCAGCTTTTGTTTCCGCTGCTGGAGTTACTGCCGCCGGGGCAGCTTTTGGTACCGCTGGAGGCATTTTTTTATTAGCGGCAAGATATTCTATTTCCCTAGTGCTTTTTCCAGCTTTATATGCTTCTATCCACTCTTTTGCCAGTCCAGCATTTGCAGCCAATTGATATTTGTCATTCTGTGATGGCGTCATCCTAAAAGTGCCGCCAACAGTTAAGTAATCATCAGGCTTTTGGCCGGGAACTTGGATGTCCAAGTAACCGCCTCGTCCGCCATTTGCCCAAGCATCAAAAATTCCATTTTCCCTTACCGTAAAGCGGTCTTGACCTAGCTTTGCCGCATCCATAAGCATGGCGGCTTTTTTCTCCTGATTAGGAAACATTGTTGCAAATTTAAGCGCGTCTTGAACACTAACTACCCTGCCACCAGAAGGCGTACTTGCCTGTTGCCCGTCTAAAGAGATTCCACCTTCAGGCATTTTTTCGGAAGCATTATCTCCGCCAGTAAACAATCCAAATGCTTTTTGGGCGCGAATAGCATTTTGTTGTTCGCGTTCAGCTTGCGCCATCATTAATTGCGCCTGAGCATCTTCAATGTCTTGCTGCCTAATTAGCTGTTGCGCCTCTTGTGCGCCTTTAAAGCCAGCGCCAAGCCCTTCGCCAAAGTTTCCTCTGGACGATAGCATCGCCTGACCAAACGCCATCAACGTAGGGTCGTAGCCAAGGTTCTGACGAGCCATGTATGCCTGCATTACCCTTTGGGTGGCACGCTCTACAGCATCGTCTGTTTCGCCCTCTTCAAGCCCATAGGCTGGGGTCAGCTTTGTTTTAGCAAGACCGGATAAACCACTTTTGTCAGCCATAATTTATCCTTATGGTTTTTCAACCCAATTGCCGTTATCATCCCAATAACCACCATTAAGGACTTCATCACCAGATTGATCAATTGGCGGAGAATAGGGTGAGGTTGGAGTAGTTGGATTTGGAAGATAACTTACAGCTTTATCGTAAAGTTTGGAAAGCCAGTTTGGAGTTTCGGTAACAACGCCGGTCTTTGGATCCACTGTTCTGGTTGTGCCAAGGCCAGCGCCAAGTGTTGCGCCAAGGCCGACAACCTGATTGAGCGGAGATCCTTGGTAGTAAGCGCTGGTTAATGGGCCTGTCTTGGTGGACGTTACGGTGCTTGGCGCTTGGTATCCACGCAGCAACGAAGAGACATTGGTGGCCGTCTTCAATGGGGCATCAAGCAGCGACTGTTGGTATGCCTGCTGCTCTGCGCCTGCCTTGGTCAATGCGCCAGCGCCAGTGAGTCCAAGAGCCTGCTCTTGAGCGCCAAGGTTGCCTTGCAGTTGACCGGCTTGGGTTTGATCCCGCACATTTTGCAAAGCCGCATCTGTAGCGCTTTTATAACCAGCAGACAAAGCTCCATACTGCTGTCCGGTCAGGTTCGACTGCAAGTCAGACATGGTTTGGCCCATTGCGTTTGCATAACGCTGGCTGCCAAGGGCACCGGAGCCTACAAAGCCAGCTTTGAGTTGCGGCATCAAGTTACGCTGGACGTTTTGCTCTTGCAAACGCGCCATCTCATCCACCACGTTGGTGGTGTACGGGTTCATAAACGCGCTGATCTGCGGGGCGGCACCAGCGGCTGAGGTGTTGGCGGTTTGCTCTGCCGCAGAGAGGCCGGGCTTGTAAGCCGCCGCCGCATCAGGGACTGCCGCATACCCTTGGTTCTGCATGGCCGTCAAAGGAGCAACCTGATTGGG